GACCGGTTCGTCGGCGGCTGAATCAGCGGCGGACTCGTCGGCGACATCGGGGCGGCCTTCGGTGTGCTTGGCTCCGGGCGTGAGCCCGGCATCCGCCTCTGCGGCGGAAGATTCGGTGTCGTTCTGCTGATCCGCGCCGGCTTGCGGGTCGGCGTTCTTGCCGGCGAGGGCCTTGGCGTCGTCGTCGGCCTTCTCGGCTGCGGCGATGACCTCGCCGAGCGCTGCGTGCGCGTCCTTCAGCTTCGAAATGTGCTTCGCGGCAAGGACCCGGCCTTCCTTGATGCCGGAGGCGAGAGCGCTGGCCTTGACCGCGAGCAGCTCGGTTTCCTGGTTCGCGCCGACGAGGCACGGGCCGACCTCGTAGAGCTTCAGTTGCCGCAGCTCGTAGTGGATGCCGTCCGCGTCATCGACGAGGGCGCCTTCTTCGATGTCGTAGGCGAAGGAGAACTGTGTGACGCGCCCGGACTTGAGGAGCCGGAACACTTGCTCGGCCTTCGGGTTGTCCATGTCCAACTGGCCGTCGACCTGCAGCCCCTTCTCGGTCTCCTCGGCCGCAGTGACGTAACCGATGTGGCTGAACGGGTCGGCCCAGTCGTGGGACCAGATCACGGGGATCGGGTTGCCGCTGGCCTTCCAGTCCGCGAGGGTCTGGGTGAACGCGCCGGGCAGCACGACGTCGCCGACGCTGTCTTCGTTACCGAACACGGACACGAGCGCTGTGAACTGGCCTTCGCCCGTCTCGTTGCTTGCCGCCTTAACGAGCGCGGCGCACTCTTTGATCAACATCGGGGCCTCCTGAAGGCATGCCGAGTAGCCCCGCGCCGTGGGACGGGGGCTTGTTGGTGAGGGGTTAGGTCAGCCGGTCAGTTCGTTCTTGATCAGCGTGAGCGCGAGGTCTTTCGGGTCGAGGTGGTTCTCGTTCTGCGTCCCGGAGTCCAGCGGGGACGCCTGCCCGCCTTCAGTGACGTTCATCGGCACGATCAGCTCATCCGTCCCGGTGACGAACGGTAGGTTCATGCGTGCACGCGCCTCACTGCGCAGCATCCACGGCCCACCCACCGACATCGACATGACCGCGGCCTGCGTCTCCCACGAACCGCGCATCTTCGCCTCACGGTCGAACTCGACATACACCTCGCCGGTGTCGTCCAGATCCGGGACGAGCATCGTGTTCACGACCTGCTCGATCGGGTCGTAGTACGGGCCGAGCGCGTCCCCGTACAGCGCCTGACGGAACGCCGCCACGTTGCTGTAGGTGCCCGGCCGGGCGCCCACCAGTTCGGGGGCGATGTGGAACGCGGACGCCACCTCGGCGTCATTCAACTGACGTCCCTGGATGTCTTGCATGTCGCGCGCGGAGAACGCCTCAACCTTCGCCAGCGTCATGCCGTCCTCGAGGATCGGTGTCCCGCCCGCGTCGCGGCCATCCTTCATGTAGGCGCGCCAGCCGGCGAGGAAGTTCTCTTTGGCCTCCTGGCTCCACTTCGCGTCCGCTGGACGAGTGATGACAGTAGGGATGCGTGCCGCGTTGCGCCACATCGACCGGCGGTACTCCACCGCCTCGCGGGACTCCTGCAGGATCGCACGCAGCGTCGCCATCGGTGTGGTGCCGTTCGCGCCGATCGGCCCGTACCCGTGGTCGTACAGGCAGTCCACCGGGTCCAGTCGGACGGTGCCGTCGACCCACACGACCGCGACGTTCGCGAGCCCGTCATCAGCGAAGTTCACACGCGCGGCCTGGACCCGCTGCAACTGCACCGGACGTGCGGGGACGGGGGTCTCGGTTTTCACGACGCACCAGCGGTCGTACAGCAGCGCGTCGACAACGATCGAATGCCAGAACCGGAATGGCGTCATTCCCGGCCCCGGGCTCGCGAGGATCTTCGCGATCGGATGGTCGTTCAACCGCTGCCGGTCCGTGTCCGACACCCGCCGGTACACCTTCAAGGGTGTTGAGGCCAAAGCGCGGGCAATGAAGTCGACCACCTTGCGCACCGACGGCTGCGACTTCCACATCTCGATCGGGTCGTCGCGGCCAAGGATGCCGATGTCCGCCCACGCGGCGTAGGGGCCACGAGTGAACAGGGTCGCGTCGACCGGTGGGATCGGTGAACCGAGCCGTTGCAGCTGTCCACCAGAGATCACATTCGCCACGTCAAGCCACCTGTGCCCACAGCACGCGGGCGCGTTCGATGACGACCTCGCCATCCAGATCAACCGGCCGCTGACCGTCCTCGATCAGCGACGCACCAGACAGCACGAGCGTCTGCCCCACCTCGCGTTCCAGGACGCCGCCGATCGACACACGCTCGACCTGCAGCATCACCGTGCGGCCGACGTATCGGCGGTAATCACCAGCCACGACAGCCTCCCGTCATGCGATCGTCAATCCGCTTGTCTCGTAAGCCGAGCTGGCCGCCTCGGGTTCGCGCGCCATCGCCATCGCCATGGCGGTCACGAGCGCGGACCAGCCGTCGATCTTGTCCATCGAGGTCTTCTTGTCCGGCTTCACGTTCCCGGCCGCGTCCATCGCAACCCGCAGGTTGTCCGTCATCCACCGGGCGACGAGGTTCCCGCCGTGCCGCAGCAGCGGCTTCGCAGCGGTACCTTTCAGGATCAGCCGTTCGCATTCCTTCAGCGGCGGCGACATGGACCGCATGCCCTGCCGCACCTCGACCATCGGCGCGCCCTCACCTTGCAGGTCGATCGACAGTTGCGTGGCGTTCCACGGGTCGAACCCGATCGACTGCACACTGAACGCGTCCAAGTCCTTGCGGACCTGCGCACCGATGAACTCGTAGTCGGTCACGTCACCCGGGGTGAGTGAGATCAGCCCTGCCTTCACCCAGCCGGACGCGTTGCGCTGCGTCCGCGCATCCAGCTTGTCCAGCACCGCCTCAGGCATCCAGAACCGCCACAGCACGTCATAGCCGCCCCGCTCATCGTCCGGGAACAGCCAGGCGAGCGCCGTCAGGTCCGACGTCGACCCGAGGTCCAAACCACCGAACGCGGCACGGCCGGCCAGATCCTGCTCGACCACCATCGACGCGTTCCGGTCCCACCGGGCCAGGTCGATGAACCGCTGATCCTGCTTCGCCCGGATACCCAGGTGCAGCCGCAGGAACGACGCCAACTCGGTCGGTCCAGCTTTCGCCTTGTCCGCCGCCGCCTTCATGAACTGTGGCGACGGCGTCACCGGGTACAGCGGATTCGCCTTCGCCCACGTCACCGGCGAGAACGGGTCGTCCGTCTCCTCCGCCGCGAACACGACCCCGTACATCGACGGCGCCTTCAACACCCGGCCCGCGATCTTCTCAATCGTCGACCGGCGCTGCGCATAAACCGACGTCACTTGGCCGTCGTCCGCCGTCGTGATGATGATGACCAGCGGCTGGTCACGAGCACCCGTACCTGACTCGATCGCCTCCAGCAGGTCCGGCGACTTGTGCACATGCAGTTCGTCAATCAGGCCACCGTGCACGTTCGCGCCATGCGCCAAGTCCCCGCGCGACGAGACGGCCTTCACGACCGACCCATCCGATGCGCGCACGATCTCCTTCTTCGTCGCCGTCACCCCGGCGTCAGAGAACACCTTCGCCGACCGGGCCAACTGCTCCAGCGGCTTGTACGCCTGCCCCGCCTGATCGCGCGACGCCGCACCGAGGATCACCTCCGCGCCCGGTTCGCCATCAGCGAACCCGAGATACATCGCCAAGCCCGACGCGGTGGTCGTCTTCGCACCCTTGCGCGGCATCTCGAAGTAGGCGTCCCGGATGATCCGCACCATTCGGCCCGCGTCATCCGGCGCAGTCCAACCGAACACGGGAGCGATCAGGTAGGCAACCTGCACAGCCGCCATCTCCAGCGACTGCCCCGCCCACTTGCCCTTCGTGTGCTTCATCGCCCGCAACGCGGCAAGCACACGATCCACCCGCGCCGGGTCGAACACCGCACCCTTCACGTTCCGCGGCTCCGGCGTGCGGATCAGCGGAATAGGCGCGCCGTCGAGCGAGTAACCCCGCGACTCCAGGTAGTAGAGAACCTCAGGACTGAGGTCAGCCGACAGCCGGGGCCGCGAACGGGTTCCCTTCGCCATCGTCCGATCCCTTCGCCGCAGGCGTCCGAGCACGCGCGACGAACGTCATCCCCAACTGCTTCGCGTACTCCAGGAACGCCGCCGACTCCAGCCGGAACACCGCCTCAGCCGGGTTCTTCTTCACCCCGCCGTGGTCCTCATCCGTCTCCACCGAGATCCGCGTCCCGATCTGATCCGACGCCTCACGCGCAACCAAGAAATGCCGCAACGCCAGCTCGATCGCCGGACCATCCGACGGAGCCACCAACCCAGCCTCGTCGAGCTGCGGAACGATCTCATCCCACAGCTTCGCCAACTGCTTGTTCGCCTTCACGCTCTCTGGCATCATCGGCGCAACCCGCGGCACGCCCTCGGCAGCCGACCCGGCCGCCTCGCCGTCAGTGACCGGCCGCAGATGCGTCGGCAGCTTCAACTTCCCACGAGCACCCATCACCAGCCTCCAAGATCAACCATCCGGACCGGTCCCCCGGTCACCATCGCTACAGACGGGCACCATCCGACCGTCCAAGATCAAACCGGGCTGCCCCAAAACCCGAAAATGCGTGTCGATGCGCGCGGGCCCACTGGAGCGGTCGCGTGCCTCGCGATGATCTTGTGATTTCGACGCCCCTGGCCTCTGTTCGCCTTCGTTTCGAAGGTCGCGCGTTGGCTCGTCTCAGATTGACCAGTCCGACCGGTCCTGATCGACCATCGCTACAGACGGTGACCGTGGATCAGTCGCGTGCGCCGTATCGGTCGTGGTCGGCCTTGCACAGGGGCCGCAGATACTTGAACGCGTCGGGGTCTGGCACGCCGCGGGCGACGAGTGAGCGCCGCGTCTCCGGGTAGTGGTCGGGGACTTCGGCGAGTGCGCCGCACAGGACGCACAGCGGGTGCTCGCGGAGGAACGGCAGCCGGACGTGTTGCCGCCAGTGGTGGCCGTAGCCGCGGGAGGCGGCTGTGCCGCGGTACTGGTCGGTCTGGCGTCGTGTCGTCTTGGTGCAGCGTGGACAGCGGCCACGAACAGGTTGGCGGCAGGACGGGCACAGACGTGGAGTGCTAGTCGGCACGGTCTTGCCCGCCTTAGTTCGCTTCCCATGGTGACGGCTCGGGGAACAGGCGCGCCAGTGTCGGGCCGAGTAGCTGTGGCATGTGCTCGTTGCCCGACACGGACGGCCATGTTTCCCAATCGGGTGGCACCGGGTTGCGGGTGATCTTCACGTCCGGCACCCGCACCGACTCGGCACCTAGGGTGACGCCGTAGACGGTGCGCCACTGCGGGCGCGGGAGCAGCTGCTGGCAGTCCTCCAGGACGGCGCGCATGTGGTCGCGTCGTATCGGGATCGGGCGGTGCAGCTCGAAGCTCAACGGGTCGGTGTGGCCGCGTCCGGTGAGGTAGTCGCGTGCAGCATGCAACGACTGGTACCACCATGACGAGCCGGCGAACGGCCGGTTACCGATCTGATCAGACAACCGGCCGCGATGCTCCATCTCGGGTGTCTGTGGCTGCAGCAGCCAGAAGTCGTCGTTCATCGCGACGAACTCGTCCGGGCAGGCGTCGTGTTGGACGGCGGCGAGGATGTTCCCGAACACGTTGCGCGGCTTGTCGCCGAACGTGTTACCGGGAATGAACTCCACACCGGTCAGCCAGGACGGGCAGTAGCCGACGACGATCACCCGCTCCACCGCTGGTTTGAGGTTCACCAGGGAGCGGAGCGAGTAGCGCAGGCCACGGTTCCATCGGTCCTCGCGCAGCGGGTAGACGACTGTCGTCACCGATACTCCACGAAGTCGCTGGTGCCGTCGTACTCCGCCATCACCCGCGCTCGCCATTCCGCGTAGGACTGCCGCTCCGCGAGCGGCACCGATGACGGCAGCGTCCGGTCGTTCACCCACAGCCGGGACGAACCGCACACATCCATGTACCGGTGCGGGGTCAGTCCGGCGTTGTGGATGCGGCGGGAATGCTCGACGTGTTCGTCACCCCAGCGGGGGAACTCGGTCCGCATCCCACCGACCCGCTCGATCACCTGCCGCTCGTAGTACAGCAGCGCACCACGCGGGCGTTTGAACGCGAAATGTTGCCCGTCCGTCCACGTGGCGCGTGGCTCGAACAGGTTCAGGTACATCAGGTGCGGGATCGGCGAGGCGACGTAGGGACGCCACCAGTCGGGTGAGGAAGGCCAGCAGTCGTCGTCGGCCAGGAATAGGTGCTCCACGCCGGCGTCCATCAGCAACTCGATGGACTTGTTCTTCGCCGTCGCGATACCCACGTTGCGCTCGAACCGGTGGTCGGCGCCAGGGATGGGCGGTGTGCTGGCGTCGTCCACCACGAACAGCGGCACGCCTTCCTGCAGGTGCCGGCGCCACTCGCGCAGGCACTGGTCGCCGAGTGCATGCCGGTTGTGCCGGGTGACCGCGACCCCAATGCTCGGGGTCATCGCCACTGCCGGATGAACGTTCCCGTGATCTCATACGCCCGGTCAAGCACGAACGGGCCGTAGTCGCGCCGGACATCGTCAGGCGTCAGATGTTCCTGAACGTGTACCTCGTGGGGATTGCCCTTCAGGGTGCCCTGCGGGTAGCAGATGATCGGCACCGACATGAGGGTGAAGCGGGCGGACCCGCCAGCGCGCGTCCAGACGGCTAGCGCGTCTTCGCGGGGCATGTGTTCCAGCACGTCCCCGAAGATGACGAGGTCGTAGTCGAACTTGCCGTGATCGCGGACGTCGCCGAGCGTGACGGTGCGGTACTTGTCGTAGAGCTGGTACCGGCCGATGTAGGGGCGCCACACCTCCACCGCGTCCATCACGGGGATCAGGTCGCCCAGGATCCGGTGGTAGGTGCCGCGTCCAGGCCCGACGTCCAGCGCGGTGCGGATGCCATGCTCGGTGACGAAGGCTCGGACATCGGCGTCGTTCTCACGGACTGATCCGGGCACGCTCGGCGTCCTCTCGCTCATGCTTACGGCGGCAGTCAGCGGCCAGCACGCGCACCGGCCAGCCCTTCCCGCACACGCTGCAGCGGTAGGGATTGGGCTCGCTCACTGCCACCGTCCCTTGCGGTAGAACGCGGGCCGGATGTGGCCGCAATGTCTGCACGCTGGCGGTTCGCAACGCAGCGCATAGTCATGCCCAGAGCCGGGGCGTAACCAGTCGATCAGCTCGCACGTCAACCGGTGACGCTCGAAACCGAGTAGGTCCAGCAGGGCGGCGAGGACGGTCACTCGTCGTCCTCGTCGTCTGCGCTCGCCAACCTGTCCAACTGGGCCAGCGCGTACCGGAGCATCCCGATCTGGTCCCACACGGGCGGATCGCCCTCGGTTTCGGTCATGAGGTACACGGAGCCGTCGGCTTCGATCACTTCCCGCACCGTGACAGAACGGGTGGTAATCGGTTCCGGCTCGGTCACGTGTCAACCCTGTCAACCATGGCTAGTTCTCGCTGAGGATCAGGTGGTCGTCGCCTTCGGGCCAGTCCTGCCAGCGGGCGTGATGCGCCAGGGCGGTCTCCAACTCGACGAGGGCACGGTCGCTGTGCGACACATCGGCTGCTACGTCGCGGGCAGCGGCAGCGATCACGTTCAGCGCGTAGGTATCGTAGGCGGCCTGCTGATAGCCGGCACGGAAACCCGCCGTGTAGGGCGTCAGGTTGCTGGGGTCACAGGATTCGCAGGTCATCCCAGCCGTCCTTGGTGACGGTGAACACGAGCAAACCGGGGTCGGAGTCGTAGCCCTTGCGGGCGCGGAACCAGTCGGAGCCGTTGTCCAACGTGGGGGCTTGCATCCACCAGCGGGAACGGTCTGTGTGCGGGTTACGTCCGACCGGTTCGATGCGCAGGTGGTGGAAGTGGCCCGTGATGAGGATGTCGGCGTCCGCGATCGGTTGGCCGCCATGGGTCTGCCTGCTCCACCAGTCGGGGATCTGGTTCGGGCGTGCGACTTGGTGGCCGTGGGCGAGGCCGATGATCTGCCCGCACACGTCCAACGCGAGCGTTTCGTCCCGCTCGGTGGGGAGCAGGATCGACAGGTGCTCGTACTGGTCCGGCGCGAGGCGCGTGGTCCAGCGGTG